CCCGCTTTTCAGGGGCTCGCATCCCAATGGGATCAGCTAGAAAATTCTAGCAATTAGACATGGAAAATACTTTCCATGAGAGTGTAGATCGATATTCTCGCGTAGCCCGAACTACCCCTAACAACGTTAGGGTCGGTTAGGTCACGCATACCACTTCTAGTGTAAACACTATAGGACGGTAGAACATAGTCGCCAGGCAAAGGTTTAAAGTAAAACCTTGGCTTGAGGGCAAATGTAGAGAAGAATCCTCCACACCAACCGGCCCTTCTGCTCTTACGTGTCGTAACGAGATGGTAACTGCCAATTAAATGGCCATCACCATACCCATCAGGACCATAGAGCTTAGGAGTCGAGACACATAATCGGCCACATGCTGCTGCGAGATCTCTCTCACAATGGCGAATGAACCAGTTATGTGCGGTGTAGAGAATACGATCGCTTATCTGTGACTTGAGATAAAACGGTCGAATATCGATACCGTGAAGATAATCAGCGCCGCACGACTCACGAAAAGGCCCGTCAGAGAATGATTTCGAAGGATTAACTTCGAAACCACAATAGGACAGGACTTCCACAAGTCGGCTAAATGCGGCTTTGGGGACAATCAGATCGTCCCCGTAAACACTGATATCTCTCACTGGGAGGTGAAGTGCACGACAGACACCATAGACCAAACCGAAAAATATAAGGGATTCGAGTTCAAACGTGAACCCGTTCCCCATACTCGAGAATTTCTCGAGTCGGATTGATTCTGATGAAAAGTCGTACATCGACCCTGAGTCGGGGGAATGCCCAGCCTCTGCGAAACTAGACCGGATGTATTCGGCGTAGTCCGCAGGAAGCTTTACATAACCCGTTCTCAGTTGATCTAAGCAATCAAACCAGGGTGCTGGTAGCAACTCAGCTACTAGCTCAATCGAAAGACAGTCGCTGGCCATGGAAAGATCGACAGTACATAACGAACCGTCGACACTTCCGCGCCTGGCTAAGTCTTGATTCCTTGTTTGATCGCAAAGATCAACCCCGGAACGCAAAAGACGACTTTTAAGGTATGTGCCGAAGCCTTTTTGAAAGAAACTATTCAAAACGGGTTCAACAACGATACTTCTAAGAGTCTTAGCGTTCTTCGGAACAAATATTAGCTTACCGGGAACTAGGGTTACAGGCACAATCCAGTGGCTTTCGCAATCGGAGAATGCATGCAACTCAGCCCACATCGGAGTCTCATAAAGAAACTCGGAAACGGTAGGCATCATATTTGAACTACACTCTAATCTCGCACTTAGCTTAGCCCTAGGGTTAGCTAGTGAAGATTTAACGCTGGTGTTAGCGCCAGGCCCGAACTGATGTTGTAGTTCGTCTTGAGAAGGAACTGCACCGAGGATATCACCGATTTTACGTTGGGCGTAATGAAGTACTACGTCAACGAAGGATTCCCTAAAATTAGGTTTCCTACGGTGATAAGCCAAAGTGCGGTTCGTCTCACGACACATCAGCTCGGACTGTGCAAACCTCTTTGCTGCCACCATCCCTTTGTCAAAGCCCAGGTTTAAAATTTCCAATTTCTGGAAAAAACCCTGAATCTGACGAGAGTAGATAGCATCATTAAGAGAGACCTCTGAATAAGGGATCTCCTCAGAGATAACAGCAAGGTAGTTCCCCTCCTCCACATAGCTAAAAAGCTTTTTGGCAAGAGGACCGCCTAACTGTGCACAGATACCTGACAAATGTCCCAAGTTTTCTAGAGTCACCTGGGTGTCACGGTCTTGAATCCAGTTCATAATACTACTCCTTTATTGGTAGTTAAGAGGAAAATACCTCAATGAACCGTACGCCAAACGTATTTGTTAGTTTGGTGTAACAGCTGTGACAATTGCATTAGTGATAGGCAGAACACTACCTACGAAAGCATTTCCGGCTGAAGTTTGGGCCAGAACACCAGTAGCAGTGGTTTGCGAAGCACCTTGCAATAAGCCAACAAGCAACTTCAGACAGTCAGCGCGGTTCTGATTTGTGCTGCGTCCGTCAGCGAACATAGAAAATATGCCCGTTGTAACGTACGCAACCTTAGGCGGAGCCACGTAGCCTGCCGAAGTGCCAGAGGCACCCAGAGTCTCCATAACGGGGACTTCCAGCTTGACAGAGATTTTGATACCACCGTTCTTCTGAGCAGTCTCGGACATAGTAATCCGAGGTTGTCCGTTCAGAGGCACGTTAGCAACAGAAGCGCGCCAGACGGGGTCTGGAGAGTCCGTTACAGGGTAGAAAATAAATTCCACCGGTGTCGTGATCGTGTCATCTTTAACCAAAAGATTGGTCATTGTTGCCATGATAGGCCTTTCAAAGAAAAACCACAAAGTGGTCTACTTCAGGGCTCACACACATGTGCGAATTTTACAAACCCTTCGTTACGAGACAACCTGTCGAAGCAAAGCCAGAGAATTCCAAAACCTCCCGGTATGACTACCGGGAGGAATATGAAATTCAGGTTTCTGGACTGTGAGGGAAGTTGATGCGGAACGTGTAAGGTAGATACGTTTCTGGTTTGAAAACCCAGGAACGGCCCAACCCGACAATGATCTCATCAAAAATTCATGACTACTCTTTTCCGAGGTCAAAAAACGACCGGAGATATTTGGAATAATGTTGTAATTATCCAGATACACCCCAACTGGAATAAACCAATCGGCGACAAAAGAGAAAGGAAGAATTTCCCAAGCTACGGATAGAGGATTAAGAAGACCCAAAGAACGAGAAGTAGATAACGATTCTGTGAGTTCAGTAAGGATCCGCACATGGCATATGCCAGAAGCGAACCCCTGCATGAACGGCAGAGAGGCGTTATTAACAGACGTAACTTTGCGGCCAACCTGACTGACAGTAAGTCGGTCAGCTCTAGCAGGGTTCAAGATATGGGCCATAGCTTCGGCCCCATCATGGACGTCCTTGAAGAGAGGCTTCCATCCGTATTGCAACTCAAGCCACGCATCGGCAACATCCCTCGAGTTAAGAGGGCGATGATGGTTTTTGACAGGCCCGCGAGGTGAAACCCCGAGGGACCGGGCTGCATCGACCAAATTACCATGCTTTAAGGATCGAATGCAGCGAGCAGAGCGAGAGACGGTAGAAACGATCATATCCAGAGTCAGACCTATCTGTGCATTAGAGACCGCAGCATTAAAACTGTGACCCCTAATAGCATTGACGAGCTTACTTTGGAGACTGACGTTTTCGGAAGAAGTGAGGTGTAAGGGTGACAAAGCATCATAGTCACCAATCCAACCAGACTTCGCCGACTGTCCGCGTGACACGACCTTCACACTCATAGTGTAATTATTCCACTGAGAATGCGAGCGTCGGTGACGTACTACATAACGGGGAGGAATATCAACCCTCTCCATGATGTAGGGGACAGATACATACTTCCTTCCATTGAATACGGAACGTTTCCCGTATACAATCTTTGTATACGCTGGACGAGCCAGCGTTCGATATGAAGAAAGATATGCACCGTCCGTACCAGACCACACTTTAAAATACTGAAAAGGTGTGTTCAAAGTACCGATTGCTATAGTTCCGGCAGTCATGATTTTGCTAAATCGCAAAACCAGGGACGCTTGCGATAAAAATCGCAATCGCGGTTACTCCCCCCGAAGCATCTAGGGGAGCAACACTGACCATGGTAGAAATACCATGGCTGTGGTGAAAAACCACAAACTGAACGTACACTAAGGGGAGGGGAACCAAGAGCAGGAGAACTTAATGTGGTGGAAAGGCCTGGTAAGCTAGAAGTGTCAGCACTTGCTACATAAGAAACAGTAAAAAGTGTAAACACAATAGCAAACGAGGTAATCGACAAATTAAGCTTCTTACTCATGATATCCTCCTTAGTAGTGGAC